TACTTCATCGACTGGATGAACCGCGCAATGATCATCGGGTCATTGTAGATCATGACCACATCGGGACCGACCATCTCGATATACTCATGAATCTTGTTGAACCCAAAGCCCTCCTCCTTCGGGTCCTCGTTTGCCGCTGCATCGTAGGCCACGATACCATCGGGCACCTTGCGAATGTTCTTCTTCTCAGGGTGACGCTGAAATCCAAAGTGAAACGTCTTCACCTTTGGGGCCAATGCGGCACACTGGGACAGGAGATTGGAAACGACCTTCGAATACCCTGTTGTCTGATCGACGTGAGTGCTAACGAGAACGAACCTCATTTGAGTGTATTCTCTCCCATCTGTATAAATAGGATGCAGGTGAACTCTGCTCAAGATTATTTGACCGCGCAAAAGCGCCGTATTGTCGCTGCCCAATTCACACAGGACCCCGCCCCTGCTCATCGCAAGTACAATTATGTCTATTTGTCTGTATTGGCCAACAAGGCTACGCGATATGAGAAGACACCTTATCCGCAGAACTTGAGTCTCGCACCTGGAACAGTACCTGGACTCGCTTATGTGACCGCAGGTCAACGTCCAACTGTGAATGGATGTTGTATTGCTACACAAGGTACAACGCCTCTTGCTGGTTCATTAATCTAAACAATCAGTGTGCGTTAATACAAATGCCGGGCGGCCTCATTCAACTGACCCAGGTCGGTGCTCAGAACCAACTCCTTAATGGGAATCCATCGATGACCCATTTCAGAGCTGTCTATCGCAGGTATACCAACTTCGCAATGGAGTCCATTCGTATGGACTTTTCCTCGTCGAAACTTGACTTTAATGCGACCCAGACTCGCACGTTGAGTTGCCGCATCGATCGATATGCACAACTCCTTCACGATACCTATTTGATGATCACGCTTCCAGACATCTGGTCGCCGATGGTCGCGTTAACCCAGAGTCAAACCCCACCATCTGGATACGATCCTCGGTGCAGCGCAATTGGGTACGAGTTCCAGTGGATCAAGAACATTGGATACAATCTGATTGACCATGTGGAAATCGTGATGAACAACGTAACAATCCAGTCATTCACAGGTGAGTGGCTGAAGATGTATTCCTATTTGACCCACGACGCAGCAAAACGTCGCGTGGTGAACCAGATGGTAGGAAATGTTCCCGAAATGTACGACCCTGCAAATGCATACGACCGTTTAAATCAGTATCCCCATGCAGTGGCTCCTGCATCTCTTCCCACCGTCATGCCGTTTACCACGACACCGGAGCCCTCGATTCGCGGTCGTCAACTTGTGGTCCCTCTTCATTTCTGGTTCTGTGAGAACCCGGGACTGGTTCTACCTCTCGTGTCGCTCCAGAACTCTGAGGTCTTTATCAACGTAACACTGCGGCCACTGAACCAGTTGTACACCGTGATCGATGTTACACCGACAAGCGCAACCTATGGTCAGCGCATTCAGCCTACGGGATCCTATCCAATCGGCCTGTTCTTAAGTGCGCCATCGGCATCGGGTGTATCCTCAACGACGACTGTGACGTCCTTCTATGCGAATCCCTACCTGGAGGGCAACTTCATCTATCTCACCGACATGGAGATGAACCAACTCGCAACGGCTGATCAGACATTCCTGGTCAAACAGGTCAGGCGTACGGTGAAGGAAGGGCAATACGGAGCAAATTCGGACATCGAAATTCCCATGTTCAACATGGTCACGCGCGTGGTGTTTTCTGCACAACGGTCCGACAAGATGCTCACCAATGACTGGGACAATTACACCAACTGGGCAAGTTCGAATCGTGCACCTTTCTCGGGCATCACTGCAAATGTTGGTGACCTGTTGTATTCGTCAGGTCAGTACCAGCTCTCATCCGTTTCGCCTCGTGATGTGATCACCGATGGCGTGCTGCTGATGGATGGTAATGAGCGGTTCACTACGAAGCCAACGCAGTACTTCTCGTTGGTACAGCAATACAAGCACACGACAGGTGAACAGCCTTCTACACTTCCTGGACTCTACATGTATTCATTCGCACTGAACAATGACCAGCATCAACCAAGTGGAGCCCTGAACGCGAGTATGTTCAACAAGATCGTGTTGCGCGTATCCCTTCAACAGCCAACTCCGACCTCGGTTGGTTCCAGTGCACAGTCGGTGGTCTGTATTTTGAAGTCGACAGCGCTGAGTCAGAACCCGGTTGTGATTTCCGACCCGTTGGCGACAAATCCAGACGGAACGCTGTTGTTCCCATCCGACCAGCTCCTTTCCGTTGTCCAGACCGTTGCGAACAACAACATCATTTTTACCTATACGTATTCGATTGGAGTCTACGTTGAGTCCATCAACTACCTGCGTATCGTGAGCGGTATCGCAAATCTCGTGTTTGCTTCTTAACAATGGGCGACGTTCTGATAATGACCGCAAACTACATCGTCGGGTCGCAAGACATCGACGTGAAGGATTACGTCTTAACACAACAGAGCACCAACTATGGCGCAATCGACTTTCCAGTTCAGAAGATGGATGACGACCTGCGTAAGGACCACCGTATCTCGGTTGCGAAGGATGCAGATGCTCTGAAACTAACTCCGCCTCGACTGACGATTACGTATACGGATGAGGCAGAAGCTTATCACACTGTGGACTATGCGATTACTGAAGTAGTTAACCTGGGTGAGCGGACGGCATTTGGTAAGTTTGTTCAGAAACCCGGCGATGTCCTGTGGAGTGTCGGGTTGACTGCTGCAAAGGGGCAGTTCCTCTTCGTGTTTGTAGTCGCATGGGCCCTCATTGTGCTGTGGTCCTACAAGCAGTGGGCCTACCTTCAAGGCTCCTACAATGCTGGGAAGATTAGCATTATCATCGACGATGACTATGGTATCCTCGGAAAATACATCGTGATGGGTATTTACATTATGTTCTACTATGGCGAGATGGCCGAAGAGCCGCTGTCGAAGTTTTTCAAACCACCTGTTGAACCCGGATGGACCTTCAAGTTCATCTTCGCATTCCTCGCCGCTCTCACGCCGGTCAGCTCCTTCTTCTTCCAGTTTCTGATTTGGTTCACAGTGGTTAAAACTCTTATGACTAAGTAGTAATGATTGAGGTCCGTTGGCTCATTGCTGGCGTTCTTACTGGACTGATTTTGGGGTCAGTCTTTATCCCACCTACGCGGAAAACATCGGGCGTTCCTCATCCAGGAAGCCCCGAGGTCTTTCACACCGAAACAGGATGTGTTCGATTTGAGGCAACCGAAGTGCCGTGCACAGCGGAACCCGATTCACTGAATCTCCTCGCATCTAAGTAATGAAGTTCACGGTACCCATCACACATGTCCTTGACCGGGGTGCACCCTTCTTCTCTTTTATCATTGGACTTGGGCTGGCTGTGCTCGTGTTTCATCGTGAGTATGGAGTGATCAAGACATTGGCTGTTCCCGTGAAAGAAACGATGAATCGGGTGGTCAAGGTGGATGGAAAGTGCTACCGCTACCGCGTGGAAGATGCGCAATGTGAAATCCCGTCTTCCTCATAAACAATGGAGGGTGCTACATCTCTCGACGCTCTGCTTCCGAGTCCCCAGGGTCCACAGTCGGCTCCCCCCGTGTATCCTGAGGCAAGTGGTGCACCGCCTACCCAGATTCCCGCTCCCTCGTTCAAGCCGACCCTTCCGGCAATGGCGTTCATGTTTCGCAACTTCCAGCTGTATGTGTCGTTCTTCGTTGCGACCTTCGTGCTTTCGTTGGCCACGCCTCGCAACCTCCTGCTACAGTATATCCCGTCAGCATACACCTCGAACGGCGTGGTCAGCTACCAGGGCGCCGGAGTCATCGCAGCGGCGTCGGTTGTTCTCGGCCATTTTGTTAACATCGTTATTACAAGCTTTCTCGGGTAATGCCTAGATATACAATGCAAGTCCAGCCTGCATGGGTGTATCCTCGCATTCTTTTGGGCGCGGGAAACCAACTGACTCCACTCTTCGCAGCCAAATATAACATTACCCACGTGGTCAATTGCGCATTTGCCGACGATTGTCCAGCGTGGTGGAGGAAACGTCACCCAGGTCAGTATGCCGAGCTTCATGCAATCGATTCCATGGCTGTGAAGATTCTCGACTGGTACCCAGAGTTTGAGAATTGGATGCGGCTGTTCCTGCGGTCGACCAACGGAACCGTATTCGTCCACTGCAAAGCGGGTGTGAACAGGTCAGCGTACTTGATTCTGACCTTTGTGTCCAAGAATTTCGGGATCGACTTCAACACATTGCTGTCTGCGGTTCGCAAGCAACGACCCATTATTTGCGATAATTCTGCTTTCATGAAACAGGTGAAGGACGAACTATATGGACGTGTTCCGAGTCAGGAAGACACGGGATACAGAGGCAACGTCGATGGGAACCCTTGATTCTGTCCATCAGGACATTGTGACCGGATTGCGGGACTCAAAGACGCACACTGAAGAGTTGAAGCAGGAGGCTGAGGGGTTGAGGGTACGTCTAGAGCAGCTCCGCACTTCAGGGGAGATTGCTGACGTTGTTACGTGTAGCACATGGGAAGCGCGGATTCGCGAGATTGAGGAGGAGCTGTCAAAGGCGAACCCAGTGGAGGACTATTACATGAAAAACATGGACATCCTCATGGACTACTACAACCGTCCGGCCCAGACTATGCAATCCAAGGATACGACCACGTTCATGAAGTTCTTCACGGCTTCAGCTCCAGTGGAGGCGGGCATGACCAAGAAGCAGATGTTTGATGAGTACGTTGCGCGAATGAAATTGGGGAATGCTCCAGAGGTCACGCAGCAGATGACGGAACACTGCAACGCATGTAATGTTGCCCGCGAGGAGATCTCGTCCGAAGGGATTCTGGTCTGTCCAAAGTGCGGGTCCGAAGAGTATTCGCTGGTGGTGTCCGACTTTCCTTCATTCCGTGATCCACCGAAGGAGCGCAATAACTATGCCTACAAGAAGATCAACCACCTCAATGAGATCCTGAATCAGTTTCAGGCGAAGGAGTCGACCATGATTCCGGAGGAGGTGATGAACGAGGTTGTATTGGAGATCCGTAAGCGTCGCATCAACAATATTGCCGATCTGACGGAGAAGGAGATTCGTGAGATTCTGAAGAAGCTAGGGCGCTCGAAGTATTACGAGCATGCGGCCCATATTTTGAGTCGTCTGAACGGCAATCCGCCCCCAACCATTACGCCAGAGATTGAGGAGAAGATACGCGCCATGTTCCAGGAGATTCAAGCACCGTTCTTGCTCTATTGTCCGAATGACCGCACGAACTTCCTGTCGTACTCATATATCTTGTACAAATTTATGGAACTTCTCGATATGGACGAATATCTACCGTACTTTCCATTACTAAAATCGCGTGACCGACTGATCGCTCATGACATGATCTGGTGTAAGATTTGCGAGTACTTGAAATGGCAGTTCATCCGTTCTGTTTAGTTCACAAAGTGCGGCATCCCGGACATTCGTCGCATCTTCGAGCGTATCATGCCAACCATAATGTCGCATCTGTTTGTTAACTCTGAATTTGACTTCATATACGCTGCGAAGTTTTACCCAGTAGATTCCATATTGCTTGCGGTCATGTCTATGCGTGTTCAACATGTTTTCTCGCTTTGTAGACCATTGTAGATTCTCTACGCGATTGTCTGTTCGATCTCTGTTTATATGGTCAACCTCTGGCTTTTGTTCCGGGTTTGGGATGAATGCAAACGCAACAATCCGATGAACTTTCGTTAAAATCTGACTTCCATTCTTACATAAGTTTACCGCAAGGTAACCGCCGCCATCAGCACCTGGACTCAGAATCTTACGTGGTCCACGTACTCGTCCCATGTTCGAAACGGTATACAATCCTTCATATCCAACTACGTCTTTCCACACTTCCATGATATGGACAATTGATGATATGCATGATTCGTTTTTCAAAACTCGTCGTCGTCATAAGTAAATGGAGGTATATGTCTATCTTTACGAAAATGGCAAGATGAGGTCGTTCGATCACCTCTCTGGCCCCGAAGGAGATGCAATAGAGGAATCTTTGGAGAAGTATGGCACTCTGTTTGTGTACACAAACGAAGTCTATGCGGTGATGGAAGATTTCAACGAAAACAAGTTCAACGAAGCAAAAAAGAATTTCAACGAACGATTTGTGATTACACCCAAACAGCCTCGTGGCTCGAAAAAATGGGGTGAAGTTAAGGTGGAGTTTCGGACTACAGAGTTAGACCCAAAAATGAAAGTGCAGGAGGCTGGTCGTCGTCGCCGTAAGGTCACATCTAAAAAAGCCGCTAAGAAGACGTGTGCGTCTGGGTACGCGGTCTATAACTATCGCAAAACTCGCAAGGGGGTGTTCTATGATTGTGCTCCGAAGCGAAAAACTCGTCGCCGTCATAAGTAAATGACAACCTTCACGGTTGATCACGTATTTAACCTTGTCAGCACCGCCATTGGACCACACTTTTATCGTAAGGAGGCAACCGTCGACGTCGATGGGAAACAGACACAAATCCCACTTACAAACTTTGTTCTTCGGTGCGTTGCCGAAGAGATGAGAGATCGATGGACTGGTGACGATGACAACAAGAAGGAGGTTGTGGAAACCGCGCTTAAAATGGTAAATATGATAAATACGTGATTCCAACAGGAGTAATGGGAGGACTCTCTGGTATTTCAGGCGGACGTCGTGGACGGTCCATCGGGTCCCGCAAAACTCGTCGTAGGCATAAGTAATGGATCCCGAAGAACTTCCTGCCACCCCTCTAAGCCCAGGAAATCGTATAATGTCTGGTGAACCAACTTCGTATCAGGCGGCACTCGGGGAAAGTCGCCTTGATTTCAAATTCAGCCCTGACTCGCACAAGGCCGTCGGGGATGGTGAAGTATAGTTCGCGTTCGCCAAACTTGGCTACCGTCTCAACCTGTTCTACCAGTTTCGTAATGAACCGATCCAGTCTCGCATGATCATCAAATAATGCCCGCAACTCTGCTGCGGTGGGCATTAGTTGATAGAACTATCTTGCGCGTAAATAATGATCACACACAGGCAGCGGTTTCTCCGCAAGCACCACATGACTGTTCGCGGATACTCGCTAGGAGAGTTGGCCAAGAAGTCAAAGGTTTCGCGTTCGATCCTTCAACAGGTCTATGATCGAGGAATCGGTGCATACAAGACCAATCCCAGATCCGTGCGAATGAAGGGCACGTTCAAGAAGGGTGTGAATGCCCCATATAGTCGAAAGTTAAGCAAAGAGCAATGGGCAATGGCTCGGGTCTACTCGTTCCTCGATGGAAACCCGAAACATGATACAGACTTGCGTGAAAAACTTCACCACGATAAGTAAATGAACGAAACTGAGTTAACGAAGAAGGTGTCGAATGATACGATCGAGACGTACTACTACATCATCTTTTGGCTGGTGGCGATCTCGGCCGGCCTCGTGGTTCTGATGGAGCTGTATGTGATGTCTGTGTCGCCCAAGCGTGGCTTTGCGCTGTTCCTGCGTTCAGCCCCTGCTCTGATCCTTGGCGTAGTGAATGCGCTGTTCCTGTACATTCTGTCGGTGCGTGCGCTGAAGTAATCTCCGCGATACATAATGACAACTCCCGACTTCGGCGAGTGTGCAGTCGGGGTGATTATCGGTGAGCAAGAACCATTCCCACCTCGCCGTGTAAGAGAGCGCCCAAGTGTCTATCTTGGAAAGAGGGTTAATCCACGTGGACCTCGGGCGAACAGAAATCATTTTTTAGGACCAAATTACAGGTATCTTTGGTTTGAGAAGAATGGAGATGTTTCAATGCTTTTGATTCACCTGGGTAGTCTGCGTATTGTTCAGTGTCATCCGGAAGAAGGGCCGCTTAAAGCCGTAATCCAAAAGAAGGCGATAGATGCAGAAACTCGCCGGCTCTACGAAGGAAATACGAATCAGTCTGCAGCACCTGGACACGGTCCTGCCGATCTTATTCGTAAGATGGTAGGTGTTCAACCACCAAGGGGTTCTGGTACTCGTCGTCGCAAGACCATCCGCATGAAAAAAAGTGAGTATTTGCGGGAACATCATCATCTGTTTAAGGTGCTGCGGAATCCTACTCGACGTGCACTGAACGCCGAGCTTCGGAGGCAGCAGAAGGAACTGAAGGAGAGGGGGTTAAAGGGTTAGATACTGGCTAATACGCATGGTTTGGCAAATGGATCAGAATACTTTGTATGCTTTCCACCTTTCTCAAGATTGTCGAGACGAATGTGTACAAGATTTAAGCTCTCAATAATGGACTCAAGCATTTCAAGTGCCTGTCTATCACAACATTTTGCGACGAGGGCAGCAGGATGATTTGAATACTTCTTGTTAAGGCGATCTTTGGTTTCGTCTCGAATAACCTCGAGTGGCTTGATTGGAGGCATATTCTTCAGTTCCTCAAGCTGGGCGATGCGGGTGCGGAGAGTTGCGAGTTCGTTGTCGATGGAATTCATTTTGAATGTAAAAATTTTGAGGGTTGGGGGTTCCGTTTTCAGTCGCTCTCATCGTCTGATTCGTCATCATCATCAGAATCCAGTTGATATCCATCCGAGTGGGATTTTGCATAACAGTTGTTCGCGTAATGACTCGTTCTCCCACAACGGTAACAGGCGGAATAGAATTGGCCTCCGCACGCATTCTCATGCTGTTCAGCCGCCTTATACGAAGTGAACTGCTTGGGGCAATGAGAACACTCCCAAACATCCTCCTCTTCGCTTTCACTCTCAGCATTAGCAGAACACTTACTTGCGAAATGTCCCTTCTCTCCACACTTGAAACACGCATCTGTACTGCTTCGAAGTTCTCGTTCGAGTACAGATTTGGTTGCGTTGTCGAGCGACACAGTTGTGTATGCACCGCCACGAACGTTGTCTACGCCATACTTCTTCATCAGGTCTTTCGTTAAGTTCGTCTCATCGTGCTCATTCTTTAGTGATCTCGTTTCAAGCATCTTGACTGGTTTGAACGTTCGAGTCCATGTCGAACCAGTTCCCGCAATATGCTGTTTGTAGCGCTCCGCAACATTCTTCGTTTTGCCGACGTAATACTTGCCGTTCTCCAGCTGAAGAACGTAAAGTTGGTCCATTGTAACCGCATGTCGGGGTATGCGTAAATTAAATAAATCCGTTTTCAGTCACGAGTGATATCCACATACGTCGTCATAAACCCTTCGCCTCCGATACAATACTTCATGATGCGCGGCCGGGTCGAACCGAGTGAATGGATCAACGGAAGATCCGACATGTCCGGAGTACCAAACGTCATGGCTTGGCTTACACCATTCACGTAATACATGACATCTCCATACGGCATCCAGCCCTTTTTCGTGAGGTCTGCGCGCTTCTTTGAGAACTCGGCCATGACGTCATCTGTGGTGTCGTATCTCTTCATGATGGAGGAGACGATTGTGTACATTGTACGTAGGCGCTAAATATCGGTACACTCGAGTAACGGCTGTTTATATTCATCCATCGAATCATGTGGCTCTGGAAAGGTAACCCATAGTTGAATCGGTCCTTGTCCACTACATTCCCATGTTGCAGTTGGGAATGTGGTCTTTAGCATCTCCGAATGATACTTCTTCACCATCTTTTTTACGAACTCGCCGGCGAAAACGCCTTCTTCGGATATACCCAAATTACTCCCACCACCATCCCACAACTGATAGGACACCCGCCACGGTCCTTTGGGGTTTAACTGAATCTGGCGGGATAACGGGGTCATGATTGATTCATTGAGTGGAATGATCAGTTTGCAATCCATAATTCGCTCTTCGGCTGCAGCAAATGCTACCTTATGTTTGTCGAGATAGAGCTGGCGAGCTCGGTCAATCTTGTTGACGCTCTTTCTGCATTCAGTTGCTATCCACTCGTTTGTGATTGACGGCATCTTACGTTGGTTGGCCTCTTCAAGTTTTGACTCTAGGTCAGCCAGCTTACTTCGCAGGAGGGCAATTTCGTCCATTTTGAAGTTAAAAATTTTGAGGTTGGGGCTTTCCGTTTTCTACGCGAAATCCCGCACGTTCAGGCGCTTCTCCCATGCGAACAGCCACATGCCCGACTTCTCGCACTTTTCGATGACGTTCTGCGTCAACTTCCTTCGGTTGCGCGTCTTCATCTCGTCGTTCACTTTATCCAAGCGCTTCATCAGCTCGTCCACGGTGATCTTGTGGATCTTCGTGATGTCGAGGAAATCATTGAGAACTCCCTCTGGGTTGAATCCCGGCCGGTGCGGGTTGGCGCTGGTCGACTTCAGCGCTGCGTACTTCTTGCAGAAGGCATCGCGAGCCGCTACGAGCTCTGCGGCATCTACAACTACCTCCTTCGATACATACAGGTCTGGAACGGGAACGCACTTGTTCAGACGGAAGAACTCCTGCTTCACATCTTCATCTGTGGCGTTCCACATGATGTCGATCAGGATATCTGCGCACTCGTCAACACCCTTGAGGGCTTCGCGACGGTGATTTGATTCGTAGCATACGGTGTCTGTGCCAACATCTGCGAGGTAGATGATTCCATCTACTCGCTTGGCCTTGAGAATGTGTTGGTGGATTTCGGCAATCCGATCGACGTCGGGAGGCCGATTGAACTTCCATTGCTTGATCGGAAGTTTGTTGAAGAGTTTGACGGGCACCCACCAAATTTGGTGGGATTCGCCATGTTGAAGTCCAGTACAGTTGTTTGCGCGGAGGAAAGCATCGAGGAAAGCCATTTTGTTCGCCGACGCTATCGGATTTGGTACAAAACGCGGATCCGTTTTCGGATTTTTACACCTCTTCGTTAGGCTGTTCGGGCTCGGGAGCGACTTTTGGGTCCGTTGAATCCACGTCCACCGACATATCAACCTTCTTTCCACAGCAGTTCATACGAATACGCTTGTGGTTGATCGCTGCATAGATTGCCCCTCCGCTGGATATCAAAAAGGCTATGATTCCAAGAGCCCCTGTTGCGTTTTGGTCCATTGTCTACTCTGGATACTAATTCACGCGAGTTTCGACTCATTCTCTGGAAGCACAGACAACACATCTCCAACCGCCTTTATAGACTTCTCGATACGTACACGATCCTTGTTACACTCTGTCCACTGAGCCAGTGGGTATTCAATCCTCTCGACTTTATTATTATGATACATGATGGTCATGACTGACTTATTTTCCCAGTCCTGACCCACGAAGACCTGATCTACCGACGGAAT